TCCTATTTTCGTATGTTTTAATGTTTTCTAATGTAATTTAAGGGAGTGAATATTATGCCACATAAAGAAATTGAGTATGACGAAGTAGAAAATCTTGCAGCACAACGTTGCACTCAGCATGATATAGCGGTGTTTTTAGGATGGAATGTAGATGCATTTTCTACTCGGAAGAAGCATGATGCTAAATTAAGAGAAGCTATGCGCCGGGGATATGCTAGATTCAATATTGACTTGCAAAAAGCACAATTTACTAAAGCAATAACAAATCAAGATACTAAAATGTTAATACATCTTGGTACCTGCTATCTTGGGCAGAAAGAAAAGCTGGAGATATCCGGTGACGCTAAACATCCAGTCGCTATGTCCCTTGTGGACATTGTAAGCCGGGCAACAAAGGCCAAAGAGTCCGGGGAATTGGATAAGCCTATCGAGGATGAGGAAGAAGAACTAGATGACTATGAAAGCTTTGACTCTGAAGAAGAGGCTGATAGCATGGATGATACAACGGAATAGGAGATATAATAATGGGACCAGATTTAATTAATTATCATTATCATTATCCTTATGACTTTTATCCTTTAAGAATACAATTAGAGTCTATAGGACCAATTAGAAAACAAATGTATTTATATAAAGTTATATATACTTACGAGTCACATGATAATATAAATGTATATTATTCTCAAGATACTAAAGTAATATCTGATTTATTAAAAAATTATCCAGAAATTAGCGAAGATAATCAGCCATTCGCAATTGAGTACGTAGGTACCGTAAATGTTCCAGACCAAAAAGGAGAAACAAAGGAAGCAACTTGAAGATGATATATCGCAATTAGAATTTTATCAGAAAAATCCTGTTGCCTTCGCGACAGATGTACTCGGAGCTAAGCCGTGGTCTAAACAAATTGATATCATGAATAGCGTCCGAGATTATGAGAAAACCGCCGTCCGAAGTTGTAACGGTATCGGTAAGACTCATGTATCTGCTCTAATAGTACTTTGGTTCTTATATTGTTTCCCACCTGCGATAGTAATTACAACAGCTCCGACCTGGAGACAGGTTGAAGGCTTACTATGGAAAGAAATACGCATTGCGTATAATAGAACTAATCTCAGGTTAGACCCGGCTTGTCTCGGGGGTGTATTAGCTCACAAGTCTCCAGAGCTGCAAATCCAACAGGATGAGTGGTATGCAATGGGCATATCCACAAATCAGCCTGATCGACTTCAGGGATACCACCAGAAGAATATCATGGCCGTGATAGATGAGGCCGCTGGAGTGCCTGAGCCTATCCATGAGGCAGTTGATGGTATCTTAACATCAGAACATGCAAGACTTCTTTTAATAGGCAATCCGACTCAAATAGAAGGGTCCTTTTTTAATGCATTCTCAGCTCCGAAGGGCTGGAATACTATTCACGTATCTGCATATGATAGCCCGAATTTTACTGAGTTAGGGATCACCAGGGATGACATCAAATCCGGTGAGTGGGAAACCAAACTAAATGGTTGTGTTATACCATCACCTTACCTCATTAATCCAAGATGGGTTGCAGATAAGTATGTTATTTGGGGTGTAAAACATCCTGCGTATGAATCGAGAGTTGAAGGCGATTTTCCATCGGCGGGCAAAAAGAATGTCATTCCAATGGCCTGGATTGAAGCCGCTGTAAAACGTTATGCTAAGGCCAATAAGATACCAGATATATCAACTGTTAATACTGTTGAATTTGGAGTAGACGTTGCCCGATATGGAGACGACTTATCCGTTATCGCTGTCAGATACGATGAGTTCGTATTGCCAATGGTTATAATGTCAAAGCTAGATACAATGTATTTGACTGGAAAGATTGTCGAAGCCGCTGAAATTCATAATCCTAAATTAATTAAAGTAGATGAACCCGGCTTAGGCGGACCTATCATAGACCGTCTAAAGGAATTAGGATTGCCAGCTATAGGAATACACACTGGTAGAATCGCTGTCGATCCAAGACATTACAATAATAGTCGTACAGAACTATGGTTTAACATTAGGGATCTAATGGACACTGACCCTAGTAAGAACCCGAACCCGATGAGCATTCCAGATGATAAATATTTGTTTGGAGAGTTAGCAGGTGTTCAATACACTTACACTTCAGCCGGTAAGCTCGCGTTGGAGCCGAAGGATGATACGAAGGAAAGAACCGGGCGATCACCTGATAGGGCTGATGCGTTAGTATTAGCGTTTGCAAAGAAGCAAAAAGTTGGATTCGTAGTTGCCAAACCTCGGAATATTGGCCGGGTTGTGGCCGGTGGTAGATAGGCCATTCATGAAAAGTATTTTAGGAGATTAATATATGTTGCAAGAGATAGATAAGCAAGTATTGAAAGCTATTGATGATTTGTTTGACAGTTATCAGTACGGAATACCTGCAAGAGTGTTAGCCGATAAGGTAAATGACATTATTTCCGAACGTAGACTTGAACTTGTGTTAAGAGAACTTAAGAAAGATAAATGGATTGACTTTGCAGAAGGGACAGCCGGATCGCAAAGTATTTCCGGTGGTATCTATTCAATTAAGTTACTGAAGTTGGTGAGGTAACTATGCAACCTACAATCGACAATATTAATGATTACATTGAAAAGTACAAAAAACGTTCTGATGATAAATCTAAGCAGATTGTAAAGAATTTAGAAGCACTTAAGACCGCTATAATCAAGAGACAAACTGAAGGCGTGCAATACCTCGATACCGAAACCGGCACTATAAGGAGATTGAAAGTAGATGAATTCTCGAATATCATTAAAGAAACTTGAAAAGATTTGTAAACAGTACGACAACCTATACAAATCACTTACGTATAGTCCTAAGTACGGTATGGATGTATACCAATATGTTTTAACTAAAATAAATGAGGATGAAAATAATGGTATTGTCAGAGGATAATGTCAAATCTTTTTTAGACGAACTTTTAATACTTACTAAAAAATATGGTATAGAGATTGGAGGATGCGGGTGCTGTCAGTCTCCTTGGTTGACTCCTATTCGAGACTCAGAGGATAGAATTAAACATACTCCTTTGAAATATACTGTAAAAGAAATGATAGTTGATGATATTTTGTATGCTGATGATTTAACGTTAGTGTACGAATAAATTTAGAGAGTATTCAAGCACGCATACTCTCCAAAATATTTTATTGCGGCATCATTGTAGGCTTTCGCAGCATCGCGTTCGTTTTTGTAGCCTCCTAAACTTAAAAGCTTACCATCTATACGAATTCTAACGCGCCAATTGCTATCTCTCTTATTCCAGGATACGCCTTTATATATACTAGAATGTATACATTTCCGTCTATTATATGAGTTTTCTTTACTATTAGCTAATCTTAGATTATTTCTACAGTTGTTTAAACCGTTGTGATCGATATGGTCTACATGCTCTCCCTTTCGTAAAGATCTATTAAGTATTCTTTCCATGATATATCTATGCATATGTACGCGATGGTTTGGAGTTGATATATGCCTATACGCATAAATACTTTTAGACGCGCACCTAGATACCCAATTAAATTCTTTTAAATCTATATCTATATTGTCTATAATGCAAGTTTTTCCTTTAGTTAATTCAATCGTAATCATACGTAGTAATAAGCGATAATACTATTTAAAGTTAATGGTGAATTTATGGCAAGCAAAATAAAAAATAAAGGTGCAAAAGGCGGTACTACAGATCGTATCAAACCGACTACTGGAGGCTATAAACCACCCGCTACGACCGCTTCTCCAGTTGGTTTAGATGATCCAAAGGATATCTATTTCCCACCCGGTACGGTTGAATACGGCAGAACAGGGGTCAAAAGGTTCGGAATGTTCGTATTAGACGACTTCCTAGAACAACTACAAACCAGTGCTAAAGCGATAGCAGTCTATCGTGAGATGAGTGATAACGATGCTGTCATAGGCAGTATGTTATTCGCTATCAGGATGTTATGTCGCGGTACGCGATGGTATGTAGAATCCGGTGAGAAGAAGCCCGGAAAGAACGACGATGATGCAGTAGAATTTTTAGAGAGTTGCATGAACGATATGCAAACTCCTTGGGTTGACGTTATTAACGAAGCACTTTCATTCCTTCCTTACGGATGGGCCGTACAAGAAATAGTTTATAAACAAAGAGTTGGTTTTGAGGAGCAGGACCCCACTAAGCATAGTAATTTCGATGACGGGCGAATGGGCTGGAGAAAGATCAGCTTAAGATCACAAATTACTCTTTTCGGTTGGCAATTTGCGGAAGATGGTTCAAATGATGCAGTCGCTATGCGACAATTAAGCCCGCCAGATTTCAAGATGGTTGATATACCACTTGTTAAATGTTTGCATTATGTAACCGATTCGTCTAAGGGTAATCCTGAAGGTAGATCAATATTAAGGAACTCAGTCGAAGCATGGACTATCAGGCATCAGTTAGAAAAAATTGAAGCAATAGGTATAGAGCGAGATCTAGTTGGATACCCGGTTTTATATATTCCGGGCGCAATAATGAACTCTGAAGCTGAAGCTGATCAGGCAACTCTTGCAGAATATCAAGCATTAGTAACCGGCATTAGAAGAGATAGTTCTGAAGGTGCTATACTACCATCCGATACCGTTCTTGATATGGATGGAAAACCGACAGGCGTTAAACAATACTCTTTAGAGTTATTAACCTCCGGAGGACAAAGATCTATAAATACTTCGGAAGTAATTAAACGTTATGATACCAAGATACTTTCAACACTGTTAGCTGATATCATTAACCTTGGACATGATAACGTTGGATCATACGCATTAGCAGATGCAAAGAACAACGTATTTATTATGGCTATAGAGGCTTTCCTAGATATCATTTGTGAGGCGTTCAACAGGCAGGCAATACCTAGACTGTTTGCAATGAATCCGGAATTGAGAAAGAAAATAAAGAAGTTGCCAGTCCTAAAGCATGATCATATCAAAGGCACTGATCTTGAAGTACTCGGAAACTACTTGAAGTCTTTGAAGATGGCCGGAATACCAATCGTATTGACGGATGAGATGATCAAGTACGTCTACAATGCAGCCGAATTACCCGAGGCCCCTGAAGACGTTGCAGCACAAGCCAAAGCACAAATAGCTCAGCAACAGGCCGTTAAGAACCCGTTCATGCAGCCTGGACAGGGAGGCCCTGGAGGGCAACCTGGAGGACCTGGAGGATCAGGTAAACCGGGTGAGCAGTTCCAGGACATAAACCCTGAAGGCCCGGCACAATCTGAGAACCCGAACCCTACTGGAGACCAAACCCTAGAGCCTGAAGATCTACCCGGAAACTTTAGCTTTAGTGATCCGGGCGGATACGATGATTTCAATAGCAAAAAAGTAAGAAAGATGGAACTGCCAGAGGACCACATAACAACATCTGAAGCCCTTGATAAGAGAGCTTTGGAGATATTAAAAATGTCGTCTCTGATTGCCGAGAAAGCAATGCGACGAAATTTATAAGGTGAGATAGATGGCATACGAGAACGACATTCCAAAACTTTTTTCTACCAATGTTCTTAAAGACTTGGTAGAGAAGTTCGGTACCCCGGACGGTGTTCGCCGGTCGTGGGACACGCGAGGCAGAACCGGAAAGAAAGAAGATGAAAATGTAAATGCCACTTCAGGAAAACTTAAGGTATGTAATACGGCGTGTCAAAGCGTTTTAGAACATACTAAGAAAAATGGAGGAGGAACGTTTAAATTTGATGCAAGTGGCGAACCTATACCTCTTAAAGAAGGTATCGCAGTTGCAGAAGACGAAAGTAGAGGAGTAGTTGTAACTTCGAAAGCTTCCAAGAAGGAAGACATAGATGACTACATAAAAGAAAACTTTGATGAGTTATCCAGGCCCGGAAAATATCTAGGAACATGGGATAACCCGGAAGACGGCAAAATGTACTTCGACATTACAACCGTCTATCCTGAAGCACAATTAGAACATGCAAAAGCATCCGGAGCAGCACATCACCAGATAGCAGTTTATAACATAAGAACTGGTGAAACTATTCCTGTAGGTGGGTCCGGGGCCGTTAGCGGGGATCATGATAAGACAGTAAAAAAAACATATGGGTCAATAGGAGCATTAGGATTTTATGCATCAAAGGCTTGAAATTTTTATTGGGGATAATATTATACATGAAGGTGTAATAGAAATTCCTAATCATTTTACAGAACGCGAAATTAAGAATAGAGTTGAAAAATATTTTAACAGTCTAAACTTGTCTGGATTTCATGGACAAGGTAGAGTTGAAATAACTGAAATTGAAAATTAAGGAGGTAATAATTATGGCAGAAGTTACTACATTAGATAAATTTGAATCGCTAAAAGGATTTATTTTAGCAATATTAGGAATAGTATTAGCTCTTGGTATCGGTTTTGTTCCTGGATTAGCTCCAGGCGTTGCCGGTGTTATCGCCGGTTTTGGCGGGTCCCTTGCATTATCATACGCAGGATCACATTCAAAAACAGGCGCATTAGATGCAACTCAAAAGATGCTATCTGATACTATAACAATGCTGCAAGCACCACAAGTAACGACTCTCTTAAATAAAGTTGAAACTGGAAAGCCCATAGAAATGGCCGATGTACTCAATTTAACTCCAGTTGTAACCCCGGTATTTGGAGAAGCACAACAGGTTCTTCCTGAATTAGCAAAATTAGCGGAAGGAGATTTAGCAAAAGCGGCTACTTAGATCCGCTTTAAAACTTTTTTAGCTCTATTGGCCCATTGGAACGGCGACAGATCGCTAATCTGTAGAATCGTAAGGTTCAAGTAGGTTCGATTCCTGCATAGAGCGTTTAAGGATGTGGTATAATGGATGTATATGATATATTAACATACCTATATAATTTAAGAACTCAAATTGAAAGTATTAAAAGAGATCAAGCACAAGATCATGATAATACATACAAAAAATTAAAATCATTTGCATTCCCGGTAAAGACTGATGGACTGCGTTATCTTGTATGGGACTGCGTAAATAAACCATGTACCAAAGAAGAATACAATACAATTTATAATGGATTTAAAGATAGGTCCGATCATAGAGATAAATTATTGATGGATTTGTATAATAATAATTTCGATGATACTGGTTTAGTATCTACAGAAGATTATGAGACCCTTGATATGCTAGACGCAATATATCTAATTGAAAAGTTTTTAACTAAATTTATTTAAAGGTTGATTTTAAATGCCAGATATAGATGTAGATCCGGATGTCGTAGACGCTATGATAGCCGATATCGAAGCCGAACTAGCAAAGAAAAATGCGCTAGTATGGAGTATCATGTCTGACAAGACTAAAGAAACTTTTGAAGACGGTGCTAAATACGTAAAACCTAAGACAGTTAACGAATATGCTCAAGATTATATAAATGAGCGTGGCATGGAATTCGTAACTGAAATGACAAATACCGATAAGGATAACCTTAAAAACATATTTCTTGAGAATTGGGGAAGCCCTAAGAAGATCGGACAGGCAGTTGAAGATTCTTACATAGTGTCAAAAGATAGACTGGAAGGAATTTATCAGAACGAAATGCACATGGCCCGGCTCACCGGACAACTATTACAAGCTCAAGATAATGAGATGGATGTCCGAGATTGGGTCCCTATTGGTGATGAACGATCATGCGAAGTATGTTTAGCACTTGCAGAAGAAAACCAGGGAGTACCATTAGATGAGCCATATACAAATGGCGAAATGGTAGCACAAGGTCACATCGGTTGTAGATGTAAGGATAAGTTTAGAAAGATTACTGAAGTTGAAAAGGAAGCGATCGTTAAAGCACTGGTAGAAAAATTTGGAACTACCATAGGCGCATACCGGGCGTGGGATACTCGCGGGCGGGGAAGACACGAAGAAGAAGAAGATGATAGCGCAAAGCGAATGTCTATCATAAAGCCTTTCGTAAATGATAAACTGGCAATCAGTACAACT